AAAAGCCATACTAAAGGACTTCTTCAATTATAACAGGGAAACCATTAACCAGTACATTAAATTCAAGAATGATAAGACCACCTAAATCAGTCCTTCTACAGTATATATATGATTACGGACTAGACAAAACAGCAGCATTATTTCACATTGATACAGAAACAGCAGATAAGATAATTAACTGGAAGCCACAATATGACCAGTACAGCTACAATACAGTAATAGATAAGCCACTTCATAGAAATGCTTCTAAGATAGCTGATATAATAGCTAAACATTATCCCGAATTAGTAAAGCAATACACCACATACTATAAAGATACTATCTATATGTCCCAGACTGTAGAAGATTTCCTACAGAAAGCAGTAATAAGATGTATGGAAGTAGGGCTGGAAGATGTAACAGAAGAATCTGTATTAGAACTACTAAGAGTACAATTCAATACTATAAGATGCTATGCTAAGAAGTCCAGCTATACAATGAATAGTAAATTAGCACCATTGGAAGTACAGAATGAAGAAGGTGAATACATAATACCATCAGAACTATATGCCATACCTAAAGAAACCGAATAAGCAGCCTTCCAGAACATTTAACAGGGAAGAAAGACAGAAGATATACCAATCTAGCAAATGGAAGGAATTAAGACTAGCTAAGCTAATGCAGCAGCCATTATGTGAACTCTGTTTAGCCAAAGGCATCATTAAGTCAGCAGAAGATATTCACCACATAGATTCCTTTATGAATTATACTGGCACTAAAAGACTAGCCAAAGCATTTGACTTTAATAACCTTATGTCTATCTGTAAAGAGTGCCACGCAAAAGAACATCACTATGAACATTAAATTAAGCATACCAGTATTACAGGCATTAACCAATAATGAAGCATTTACTTACTTCTGCACATTAGTAGCCATTAGTAAGAATCCAGATAGTACTATTAAAGATATAGTAAGAATAACAGGTGTTAGTGAAACTACCATCTTTAACCATCTAAAGAAGTTTGAAGAAGTAGCCAACCTAACAATAGATAGAACTGGATGCAGTAATAAGTATAGCTATACAGAACCTACCAAGTTCTTTGTAACCATAGATAGCAGCCTGTTAGATACAGATGTAGATAGATTAGTAATCGGCTTCTTAATCCGATTCAAATGCTGGTCTAGAATAGCATCCAATATTGTAGACCTATCTCTAAATAGAATAGTTCACGAAATAGGGGTACAACATAATACAGTATATTCAGCTTTAGAAGCTGGTCTAGTGGAAAGAAGTGATAAGAAACTTTACTTTAAGTTCATTCATCCATCACTTTGCATACTGTAATACAAAAATATAGCTGTTATAGCACCCTCAATATAAATTTTAAAATTTGTTACAATTAATTTGTATATGTAAAAATCTTTCACTATCTTTGTATTACAATAAATGAAGGAAACTATCATACTGAAACATAGATTTTAATTCGATTTTCTAAGTGGACTGGCTAGCTGATTAGCCAGTTCTTCCACTTAATTCACTTCTAAGAATCACAAAGTTATTACCATAAGTACCTTTTGAGCATATTTTAGGTACTGAATGTTAATTATTCATCATAATTTTTGAGTTTGGGTTAGTTAAGCGTAGAATAGTAAGCGTAGTGATACGCTTATTATTTTATTTCAAGTGTGACAAATTTTGGTAGCGAAACCTCAATCTTCTATAGAAAGAATACCCAAAAATGTCACACCAATAATTCAAACTCCAGATGCTTCTAAACTCCAGATTTTAAACCGACTAAACAAACAATTTACAATTATGACAAACATTATTATTACTAAAGAGTACAAGTATTTAGGTGAATATCCATTATTCAAAGAGAATGGTTTACCAGTAGGATATTTAATAGATAAAGGTAAAGTAGGCTGTGGCGGAACATCTATAGCTTTAGAAGATGGTAAAGATACTATTATATGTGTTCCCTTTGTATCACTAATTAAGAATAAGATGCAGAAATATAATACAGATGGTAAGGTTAATGTACTAGGTGTTTATGAAGGTGTTACCACATACGAAATTAGAGAGTATTTGAATACTAAGAAAGGTGCTAAAAAGATTATGTGTACTTATGATAGTTTAGCTAAAGTTGCTGGTATTACTGGTTATAACTACTTCTTACTAATAGATGAACTACACCTGTTATTTATCCAGTATGTCTTTAGAAACAAGGCTGTAAGGACTGTATTAGACGAATATAAGAAATTCAAAGAATGGTCATTCTTAACAGCTACCCCTATTGAATATGATTTAATGCTGGAAGAACTAAAGGATATTCCGACCTTTAAAATAGACTGGGAAGATAAGACCGAAGTAAAGGTAAATGCAGTACAATGTAAGTATGTAGGTGCTACAGTAAAGAAAGTTATCAATGACTTCTTAGAAGGTAAAGTATTCGGTAATGCTCACTTCTTTGTAAACTCGGTGGAATTTATTGCTAGTATGATTAAGAACTGTAACCTTACTAATGAGAATACCAGAATCATCTTTAGCAAGAATAATGAAAGCTATAAGCATACTTGTCAAGGTGTTACTAACGGTGAAACTACTGACCCTGTAAAGAAGATAAACTTTTATACTTCCACCTGCTTTGAAGGCTGTGATTTATTTGATACAGAAGGTAAAATTTATATCATCTCTGAAAGCACCAAGGCACAAACCTTAATGGATATTAGTACACAGGTAAGACAGATAGCAGGTAGAATTAGAAATACCCAGTATGCAGATACTATTACACATCTTTATAAAGCTACCAGATACAATACAGACCTTACTTATGAAGAATATAAGCAGGTAGTTCTGGAAGAAGAACAGAAAGCCAAATCATATATTACTAAGGTTAATAATGATAAGGAAATTAAGGAAGGAACTAAAGAAAGTATCTATCATTACATTTGGAAGGATGAAGAAACTGGTGAATTTGTATTTGACCCTAATAGGATGAAACTGGATATTTATAACTTCAAGATACTTAACCATACATACAGTTTACAAGTTAATTTAAGCACTGAATATAATAAGGCTGGTATGGCTGTAGGATGCAGTACAGATAAGACTTCTGATAAGCTATTAAAGAATGATTCAGCCAGAACTACCTTTAAGGATGCTATAGAAGAATATGATTCTATAATGCAAAGAAAGGAAGGTATGGTATTCAGTCTTACAGATGGTGCCAGATTAGCCTTATTAAAAAAGAAATATAGCTATATCAAAGATGCTTATGAACTACTAGGTATGGAACAGATTAGGGAACTTAAATATCATACTTCACATATTCAAAGACTTCTTATTAGTATCTCTGAAAAGATGGATAATAATGCTAAGGTAGCTAAGTTACTGCTTACTATTCCTGCATTTAGAATCGGTGAATTTATTCCTTCTGCTGATATTAAAGATTGCTTGAATAGTATTTATGGCACGCTAGGAATCAAAGGAAAAGCTAGCATTAAAGACTTTGAAGATTATGCTAAGATTAAGGAAGCTAGGAAAAGAATAGATGGTAAGCAGGTAAGAGGTTATATTATTCAGTACATTAAAATTAAGTAAGCTATGGTTATTGACTTTACACCCAGTACAAAGGAATCAGAAGAAGCTAGAATATTAAAGCTAAAGAAAGATGCAGTAGAAGCTGGTATTAAAGCTAAGGAAATTTTAAACAGCATAGGAATTAAATATATCATCCGACTTTATAAAGAAGGTGGTTGTATTAAGTTTTACAAAGGTTCTAAATGTATAATGATGGCAGGTTTACTAGCTGGCACTAATGAACTAACAGCTAATTTCTCTCTTTATTATAATGCTACTAAACTTAAAGACAGGAAAAGATTTAAAACTGTAGAAGAAAATGATTTCCTTACAGATATACTACTAAACCTTTATTCTCAACTACAATAATCAGACCTAAGATAGTGTTTAGATGAAATATTAAAATTATTGTAATTTAGTTTTGATATGTAAAATATTATTATTACATTTGCAATATGATAAAGAGTTATATGAGAATGGCTTTATCGGTCTTGTTAGTGAGTAATTTAGTTCTATTTTACTACTAATCAAAGTAATAATACTACAGATACTTCTAATACAAAGATTATCCTATCACATAGATTATTTATTTTATAACTAACTTCGTTATTCATTCAGTAAGGTAGTCTGTGAAGATAGCCTTACTTTACTTTGATTATTAACTACTTAAACTATATATACTATGTTTACAACCTATGTATTACTAACATTCTTAACAGTTCTAATGTATTTCCTTATTAGGACTGTAGTAAATGAGATTAAACAACATATCACAGAAGAAACAGATAGGGTTATTAAGGCTATTAAAGATAAGAACTATGTGGGTAGATGAAGAAGCAGTTATATTAGAATCAGATGAAGCATTAAATATACTAAGTGAATGAAACGTATGTCAGAACAAACTATTAACGCAATTATTAACTACTTAGTCCAGCAACCTTATAAAGATGTAGCTGGGCTGTTACAGATGGTACAGCAGGATTTACAAACTAAAGAAGAACCTGCTAAGGAAGAATAACCCATTAGCCTGTAAATGGTATATGGTTAATGTGAATGGCTAATGATTTATGTATAATGGAATACAGGCTAGTACAAACTACTAGCTTAAATGGATAAATTTGATGAATTAGAACTAAATGGAAGGAAACTACTAGAATCATTTTTAATACAAGTGGGTGCTACTAATCTGCATCCTACAGAAGATAAGTTTGCACCAGTGGACTACTATTTTACTTATAAGGATAAGAAGGTAGTAGCCGAAATAAAGGTAAGAGATATTAAGTATGAAGGCTATGATACTCACTTAATGGAAGTATCTAAATATAAGTCCTTAGTGAAGGATAAGAAAGATAGCCAGTCAGATACAGCATACTACATTAACTTCTTTACAGATGGAACTAAAGTTAATGCCTATTGGTATAGTACTAATACTGTTAGGAACTTTGGTACTATAGATTATAAATACTGTCCGACTACTACAGCAGCCGATAACGGTAACTACTATAAGAAGGTTATTATGATTCCTTCTTATAAGGCTCAAAGATTTACCTTAGTAAATGGTAGGTGGAAGAAGAAATAAATTGTTATGAACTTTAAAAAGCCTAGTCTGTCTTAATTGACAGGTTAGGCTTTAATGTTCTTATTATTATTTGTACATTTCTATTGGTTGAGATTGATTTAATTTATATATTTGCAACATCATTAAATGAAAGACTAATAATTCCTCTTTAAAACTCTTATCGCAATGAAAACATTTAAATTATTAAGTATGGTTTTGATAGCCATTTTTATTAGCACCAGTTTCACAGCTTGCAGTAATGATGAAGAACCAGTAGTACCACCTGTAGAAGATGAATATATAGATGTACCACTAAAATTATCTATAGATGCTTCTATAGATATAACGGATGAACCCATAAGTCGGGCAGGTAATCAAAATCCTGTATATGCAATAGAAGTACAAGAAATAAATCCAAATACTTCTCTAACCAGTAGCTATGCTTATGGTATTTTTAAAAGTCTGGATAATATAACCATTAAATTAAAAAAGAATAGAGAATATAGAATAAAAGCTGCATTATATTATGATTTCTTTTCTAAATGGGAATTTTGTGCTACAGACACTAAAGGATATATATACCATAATACTTATACAGATGAATTTATATATCCCCAAAATGGATACTTTTACGGTGTAGGTGGTTGGCATATTCCCAATACAGAATATTCTACTACTAACTTAATAGAAGGAGATGGATATTATGGTACTATAGATAAGTTCTCTCCATCATTGAACAATATCTGTTCTTTAGAACTTAAAAGAGTTGCATCAGCTATCGCTATTAGTGTAGAAGGATTGACAGAAGGAAAAATACAATGTATACTAAATTGTCAGCACAATAACAGTGAATTAGAATATCAATTAACATCTAATAACACTACATTATCTCAAATATTTATTTATCAAGATTTATTAATAGAGAAAGAAGCTAAAATTAGATTATATGTTAATTATATTCCTACTGTAGGTGAACCAATAGCACTTATTAGTAATGCCTATTTATTCACAAGAAACAAACGTAAGAAGATTCTTATCAAATTAAACAATAGTGGAGAATCTGAGAATGTAAATACAGGATTTAATTTTACTCAAGAGAAAGTTGAGTTTATAGATGAAGAACAAATAGTACATAATTGTACCATAAATTAATATCAACAAATATAAAAGTAAATCTATGTATTGTAAAGGATGTGGAAAAGAAGTTGCCGACGATTCTAAATATTGTCAGTATTGTGGTATTAAGCTAACAAATAATGCAAATGCTACTAACAAATGTTCTCTATTACTTTCTGTATTGGCGAAGGTTAAATTATCGAATAAAGCTAAAACCATCCTCTCTCACTATATGGTTTGGTTTGTTATTAATATGATATGTTTAATATTTTATGATAAAAATAGAGATGCAAGTGATTGGCTATTCCCATTTGTATCCACAGATTTAAGAGATTATGATGGCTCTGAATTTATATTATATACATTGTTAATGCCATACTTAATATATTGGGGAATCACTATTTATAACAAAAGTAAAAAATCTAACTAAATATAATTATGAAGGTGTGTCAAAATGCACACCTTCTTTTGTTTTAGTATTCTATCACATAATTATTAATTCTACAGATTTCCTTCATATCCTCAAAGGATGCAATAGCATCTAAATCATCTGGTTCATCTAGTAAAAGGCTAGCCATAGGAATATAGAAGAAGTTTCCCAAAGGTGCTGTAGAGGTCTTTAATAATCCGTTTTGCCACTGTGCTAAAGAAGATTGAATATACCAGCATCTTCTTTTGCTATTTCTAGGCTCAAACAGAATACAATAGTTAGTCTGTTTGGATTCTACTTCTAAAATCAGCCTAGCTTTGGTAAGCCTATAAGGTCTGATAACCTTAATATATTCCTTTATAAGTTCTTTCTTCTTTAATAGGTCTTGTTCTATTTTATCCAGAACTTCATCTGTAAAATCGGCTTCTTTAAATCTGGCTATATTACCTTCACAGATAGTTATTTCAGTATTAAGGAACTGGATTCTATTATTATAGCTATCTATTTCCTTATTAATAGCTTCTCTTTGCTCATTAAATATAGCTGTATCATCATCTTCTATATCCAGGAATAAGGCTACCAGTTTCTTCTTCTTAACATTTAACTTATCAATAGATTTAGCTATTACATCTAGTTCGTCCTTATAAGAAGCTAACTTCTGTTCTGCTTCATCAATCTTAGATTGCCTTTCTTCTAATGATAGTTCTTGTAGTGCTAGAATTTCTCTTTTGGTCAACTGCCATATAATACTTTCTATATTATCCGCATTTAAAGTAATATCAGAAGTACATTCACTAAAGTTGTACTTACTAACACAGCAATAGTTCCAAATCCTATATCTTTCACCACTCTTATTAGCACTAGCAGTTTTACTAGTATAGGAATCACCACATATAGGGCAGGTTATTAATTTAGCTAATAAATGTATCTTCTTGTCCTTATTTACTTTCTTGGTTTCAGTTGTTCTATTCTTATCCAGTTTAATTTGTACCTTATTATATATAGTAGTATCTATAATGGCATCTACCTTATATATATAGACTTCCTGCTTCTTTGCTTCATCTGGTTCATCTGGGTTTACTAGATTATACCTTTGCTCTCCTATATATCTTCTTTCTCTAAGTAAGTTCCTGACTGAACCAGTACCGAACTTCTTATTAAATTTCTTATCATAACCACAGGATAACAAGTACCTGCATACAGAAGGAATAGAACCACCATCTTCCAAATATTTATTATATACTAGCCTTACTACTTGTGCTTGTTCTTCATCTACTTGTAATTTACCGTCTTCATCTTTATAGAACCCGAATGGAACTGCACCGCCAATAGTTTTACCTTCTCTGGCATTCTTTCTCTTACCAGAAGCAAATCTAGTCTTCATAGATTTAAGTTCATTCTGTGCCATATCAAAATAAAAGCCTAACATTGTTTCAAATGACCTGTCTACTATTCTAGTGGTAGGGTTAATAGTCCACATTCCCAAATCTCTAAAATAGACAGGTATTTTATATTCATCATTAAATTCCCTAATGAATAATCTGCCTGCTATGCTGTCCCTAGATAATCTTGATACTTCATTTATAAAAATAGCATCTACTTTACCTTCTCTAACTGCTTGCTTACATTCCGCTACTGATTCTCTATCCTTCTTGCGTACATCATCTTTACCTGTGATATACTGACCAAATACTAAATCATCAGAAGTAGTATACCCCATACCTTTAATAGTATCTAGTAGGTCTAACTTTTGCCTTTCGTAGTCTTGTGCATCAGTACTACATCTTAATAATAATGCTGCTCGTTTCATTGCTCGTTCAAATTTATTGGTTACATTTGCAGCAAATATAGTGAATTTATTGTTTAACTGTAATAATTAGCAGGTTGTTGAAACCTGCATCTGAAGAGGAAGAATAAAATGAAAATAACCTATAAGACGCAAGGCACTTGCAGCAGCCACATCGAAGTGGAAGTAGAAGATGACGTTATTCAACAAGTTTTCTTTTGGGGCGGATGCAATGGAAACTTACAAGGTATCAGCCGATTGGTGAAAGGAATGAAAGTGGAAGAGGTCTTACAGAAACTGGAAGGTGTAAGATGCGGAAACCGCTCCACCTCCTGCCCGGATCAATTATGTAAAGCGTTGCGTGAAATGAAACAATAAAAAAGAAGCTGTCTCATCTTGTAATTCAAGTTTGAGACAGCTTCTCTTTTTTTCAATATATTATCTTACTTCCGGATCATTGTTCCGTTTCATTTTCTGTTCTCTTCAAGACCCTTCAAAGGTTGATGGTCTTTACCTTACCCGGAATGATGGTCAGATGCACCGTTCCATCCTTTTCTATCTCCACCTTCTGATATCTGGCCT